CTCTATGATTGGATACTTACTTATGCTTTCATCAAGTGATATTTTAAAGGCACCATCTCCAAGAATAAGCATCTTTGACACTGCCTTTTTTAGAATGCCCTTAAAGTTATTGTCCTTCGATATTTCATTCCATTCTCTTTTGTCTGAATCCTTACTGAATGAAATCTGACTAAAATCATTAATGACAATATCTGTTAATCGGTCAACAATAATCCCTGGTAAGCCTGTATGTATTTTTCTTATCTCTCTTCCAACAGTTGAACGTGCAGCCCAAAACTTCACACCATCTGAACCACCTGGAATGTTTTGATAAAACTGTGTCAGTTCGTAGCTGTCACCACGATACCAAATAAGATTTTTCACACAATTTCCATCATAATTAAGTAATTCCCTAATGTTAAATGTCTGTTTTGGTGCGTCCTGTATTCTTAAAAAATGTCTTATTCCATCTCTCATCTTGTCCATTAACCTCATTCTTTGATTACTCCTATTTTCTTTCTGTAAGGAATCCAGTTATACTGAACAGAGTTAACCATGTGGTCATTTCCATCTTCTGGTTCCTGATCCTTTTCTTCCTTCCAAGAATACTTTTCCAATTCCTTTACGTATTCCTTACAATTCTCAACAATTAAAAAACTTGGTTGAATGTCCTTATTGTCATTAAAGTTCATCCATCCAAGTTGTAATATGATTCTATCTATGATTTTCACAGCTTTATATGCAGCATTAAATACATATAAGCACTGTGCATGTTCTCTTTTAAACTTATTTAATTCCGTGATTGTTGCCGCATCAGCAGAATCAATAAATGTATGCTTTGCAAGCCCCCATTCCTTTCTGTTTCTTTCCAAAAAATCATAATAATTCTTTGCAGTATCAGATGGAGCTACCGGAGTTCCAATTTCAGCATTGTTGTAAACTCTCTCATCCAGAAGAATATATCTGCCCTTGTTTGTAATTCCTGCAAAACTCATTGCTATTGTGTCAGGGCTCTTTGTTGAATAAGCTGTATCCAGTCCACTTGTGAATATTTCAAACCATTCTCTCTGTTCCTTATTTGACCTGTTTCTGATGAATTCTTTTGCTTCATTAACTGTAATTACATGATGTCTTCTGTCAAATATGCTAAATACAAGTCCTGTGGCCTTTCCTCTAAGTCCCTGTATCTTGTTTTTGTACATCTTTGTTCCTACCGGAACTGCATCAATCTTATCCTGAATGTCCTGCTCTGTTAAACTGGCATTATCATAAAATGTAAAATACCAATGAACCCATCCTTCCTTTTCAGGCTCATTTAATTCTGACAACAATTCTTCCGGATAATCCTTGATATATTTCTTTAATGGTCTGCTGTGATTAATAAACTCCTTGTACACAAGCAAATCAGGACTATCCGGGTTTGATGTAGTCATCATATACTTACATCTATGAGATATTTCTCTTAAGAACTCCATGTCTGCAGTATTAACTTCATCAATGTACACGCAACCTTGTTGTGAACCTAATACTTTTTTCCAACGTGCTTTATTATCATAACCACAGACATATATTATCTTTTCACCATTTGGTGTCTGATACTTAATGTGTGATAGACCAATTCTGCCTTGACCTTTAGGATAATATTCAGCTAAACCATCAAACTGATCCAAAAGGCCTCTTTCATTATTGATTACATTCTTTTCAACTGTACCAAGGTCTGCTCCGGCAATAACATGATACTTAATATCACTCTTTGCCACCATAAGCATAAACTTAAATATACCTACTGTAGTCTTCCCTGCTGCAGTAGTTCCTTCAAGAAAATCTCTCTTGGTTTCTGTCAGAATAAATTCCTTAAATTTAGGTGATAACTGTAACAATATTAATCACCCTCTCTTACAGGCTTAATCTGTTCCAATATGCTGGCTATGTTATCCAATTTCTCAGCTTTCTTTTCCTCTGCCTCATTGTTTACATCAAGCTTATCTGTATACAACCCATATCTCTTACCAAGAAGCTCAGCTGCTTTATTTGCATCTGAAACTCTTGTTGGTATTTCAATTATTTGTGGAATCTCTTCCTTTACTGTTTGCTTTCTCATAGTCCCTTTTTCATCAGGAACATACGTAGATGTTTCTCTGCTCAAAGTAACCACAACGTTTTCTTTATGTTCTCTTCTCATTACTGATGTGAGATATTCTAATACTTCTTGTGCATCTGCTGTTTTTTCATTATGCAATTCAGCCAACTGCTTTTCTATGTACTCTTTAATCTCCGGCTTATTCATAAGTCTTGAAGCAGCTGCAGCTGCAACATTATCATTCTTAACACTTGGATATGCCTTTTTGTAAGCCAATGTTTTGTTAAAGTCTGGATCCGATAAAAGTTCATCACAGAATTTTTGTTCTTTAATTGTCACCGCAACCGCTCCTTTCTTGATTTTAATTGTGTAGTCAACTTATTACACATTTTATTTTTCCCCACGAAAAAAGACAGCCTTTCGACTGCCTTTTCCTTGTTTTACCAATACAATAATTGGAGGATACTATTCAGATAACAGAAGTCCCTTCTGTTCAACTTTTTACTCTACCATTTTATCACTGATTAATGTGACATTCTATGACACGTTTAAAACCGGCTCAATATCTTTCAATGCATAGCCATGTAGTCTTAATACATGCCTGTAGGATATATTCATTTCCAGTGCTATCTCTTCCCACTTCTTGCTCTGGCAGTATCTCTTGTACAAAATCTGCTCGTATTCAGGATTGTTTAACTTCTGTATGTTGATTATTACGTTTGCTCTGGCTAAAGCAAATTCACGCATCAAATCATTCCACTCACATTCCTTTTCATTAATCTTGCAGATTGTTTCTGCCATCTTATCCTGTGTTCCTGAAGACAGTACCCTCTCGCCCTGTTGGATTGCTCCAGTACTCACCACCATTTCCCTTAGGGTATCTATCTCTTCTTTTAGAATTTTCATCTTAGATTCAAGATTTCTAACCTGCATCAAGTATTCCTTTGCTGTCATTTCTTCCAAACTCTCAATCCTTTCTCTATTTTTCTGCATAAAAAAACCAACCACCGAATATTGGTAGTTGGTCTATATATTATACAAAAGAACTAAGCGAATGTTTTTTCCAATATGCTATATAATCATCTATCTGTACTTTTAATTCTTGCATTTCTATATCATTAAATTGAAATTTTTTTATTTCCTCTTGTGGCTCAGCACAGTATCCTTTTTCATCTCTTATACACTCAGCTTTAAATACTAATTTGTGAAAAATTTTCCATGCCTCTCTATCAGTAAGCTCCTCATTTATGCTTTGCTCATATTCTTCGTATCTACTTTTTAGAGTTATGCTTCTCATATCGCATTCGTAACATGTATAAGCACCAAATGCATAATATTTCTCACCAATATAATAAATGAATGGGTGTTGTTTAAACAGTTTCTCTATATAATTCATTTATAATCCTCCTTGAGATCTTAACACAAAAATTATACCATTCCAACTACCAATATTCAATTG